GACATCGGCAAGGCCGTCATCGGCGCGTTCGGCGACGCGGTGGGGTTCGTCGTCAAGTTCAAGGATTTCCTGATTCCGCTTGTAGCGGGTCTCGCCGCCTACAAGACCGCCGTATTGGTCATCGGTGCCGTCACGAAGGCGTGGGCAGCGATCCAGGCGGTGCTGAACATCGCGCTGTACGCCAACCCCATCGGTTTGATTGTCGCCGCCATCGCGGGACTCGTCGCGGGAATCGTGTTGGCATACAACAAGTGCGAGACGTTCCGCAACATCGTCAACGCCGCGTGGAACGGCATCAAGACCGTGATCGGCGCGGTGTGGAACTGGCTCAAGACGACTGTGTTCCCGCCAATGATGGCGATTTTCAAGGAAGTAGGGACGGTGATCACCGCGTGGTGGCGCAACGTCGTGACGCCTGCGTTCAACGGCGTGAAGGCTGTCGCCGGGTTCATGTGGGAGGTCGTCAGCGACATCTTCAACAACTGGAAGAAGGCGTTCCAGATTGCGGGGACCGTCGCGATGGCGCTGTGGAACGGGGCGGTTAAGCCCGCGTGGGACGGCATCAAGTCCGCGTTCACCGCCGCGTGGGACTTCGTTTCCCCGATCTTCGACAAGTTCAAGGGCGCATGGGACGGGCTCAAGACAGGCATTAGCGCCGCAGCGGGTGCGATCAAGGACGCGGTTACATCGGCGTTCTCGGGTCTCGCGGGAATCATCAAAGCGCCGTTGAAGGTGCTCGGCGGGTTCATGGCGTCCATCCCGTCAAGCGTCATGGGCTTCGACATCCCCGGCGCTGACAAGCTCAACGAATGGGGGCGCGGCCTCCAGGGACTCAAGCGCGGCGGTGCGGTTCGTGACCGTAACGGCTTCCTCAGTGGTCCAGGAACTGGAACGTCGGACAGCATCTTCGGCGTCAACGGCGCGGGGGTTCCCATTGTCCGTGTCGCTGATGGTGAAGGCGTCGTGCGTGCCGATGTGATGGCACGCGGCGGTGCGGCCATCGTGTCGATGCTTAACGGTGGGATGCTCACCGGGCTCGCAGGCGGTGGAACCATCGGCGGGCTGAACCCCGGCGCGGAGTACCTGCGGCAAGTGATCATGCAGCAGTGGGGCGACATCACCAGCATCGGTGGATACCGCTCCGAAGACGGCTACGGAGAGCACAGTTCGGGCAACGCGCTTGACATCATGATCCCGAATTGGCAAGACAGCAGCGGACTCTCACTCGGAGAGACGGTGGCGTCGTTCCTGCTGGCTAACAAGTCTGCGCTTGGCCTGGACGGCATGATCTGGCGGCAAAAGAGCTACGGCTACGGCGGCGGATGGAATGGCCGCGAGATGGAAGATCGCGGCAACCCGACGCAGAATCACATGGACCACATTCACGCGATCCTGGGCAAGGGACGCGGAGTAGCCGCTGAAGCCGTCGCACGACCGGTGTCGTCCCTGCGGCTGCCCGGCGGTGGTGGACTGCCTGGGATCAGCGGGAGCACTAGCGGCGGTAGCTCAAGCGGTGGTGGCTATTCCGTTGGCGGTAAGACGATTAGCGCCGAGACCCGCGAGTCGCGCATGACCTCAAAGCAGGAATCGCTCGCCAAGGCTGAGCGTGACATCGAAATCAGCAAGCGCGAACTTGCCGACACCGAAGCCAAGGGCAAGGCATCAGCTACACAGCTGGAGCGCAAACGCAACAGCATCGCTGACGGGCAAGCCAAGATCGACAAGCTCAAGGCCGAGATTGACGAGCTGGAGAGCGCGCCGTTCGTAGAGGGCAAGTCGGACTCTGGCTCAGGCAGCGGTGCTAGCGGCGGAAGCGACCCGTTCTCTCAAATCCTCTCAGGATTTGGACAACTAGCGCAGACTGGTCTGGACGGGATCACTGAGTCGATCCTCCCCGAGGGGTTCGACAACCCGATGGAGTGGGGTGCGCTCAAGGCGGGCGGCGGTCTGCTTAACTTCTTCGGTTCCCTTGCAACAGGTTCCGGTAACCCGATGCTGGGCGGAATACTCGGTGCGTTCGGATCGGGAATCACGGGCGACATGCAGGGCGTCAGCTCAGCTATCGGCGGGATGCTCAGCCCACAAGAACAGCTCGGTGTGAGCGCGGGCGAACTATCCGCTGCGTCTGTCGATGCTGGCGGTGTGGTGCCTGGTGTCGACGGAACTGGCGGCGGCACCACATATGACCAGTCCATCAGCATCACGAACCCGACCGCTACGGACACCGTGAAGTCGACACTCAGCGCTGCGTCAAACAAGCAGATGGGCAACTTCCGCTCCAACTTCGGAACGAAGCCGGTATAACGATGGCACTAGCGAATCCATGGATCAAAGGTCCAGAGACAGGTGAGATTTTCGACAACCTGCCCGACTCACTGCGCGGCGTAGAAACCAAATGGGTCTACATCGGCACGCCAAACGAGAAGTTCGGCGGGAAGCGATTGACGTTCAACCTCCTTGGCTCCGGAAAGGGCAAAGAGGGATTGACCCTCGCGCCGAAGGCTGCGGGGCTCATGCACGCTCCTTTCGAGACGCTGTTCAGCGAAGGTCCGTACCAAATCGGTGCTGTTCCTGAGCGCACGGATTGGAAGAAGCGCGTCATATCCATCGGCGTGCAGGTGAATCCCGACATCGCGCCGCGTAATGACGGCAAGCTGATCGACACCCCGTTCCGCTATCGGATGCTTGAGGATCGCTGGTGGGGTTCCTGGTCGGCCACCGAGGAAGGATACTTCGGCTGCTGGACCCGAACTCACGGGTGGCGTTGGCTGCGTGTGCGTTTGGCGAATGAGTCTCAGACCCCGTTCGACTACGACCCCGTGGCGCAGGGCAACAACTTCATGCAGTGGGACATGGATATCGTCGCGTGCCAGCCGTTCTACGCCTCGCGTACCGAGATGCGGGAATGGGTCAACGACGCAGACACCAGCACGCCGTGGAACCTGATCGAGGACATGCTGAACGAGTTCGTCCCCGGCTTGCACATTGGCGAGGGCACGATACGTATCCCAAATCGCGGCGACCGTCCCGCCTATCCCAAGTTACTGGTATCGGCCCCCGGTAAGTGCTGGATTCAAGAGGGCACGCGGTGGGTTGAACTTCCGCTGCTTACGCCGCAGGACGGATTCGTGATGGTGGACACCGACCCTAACGAAATCGCCGTCACGTCAGCAACAGACCCGTACGACCCCGTGTTCATGCGAATCCTGCGGAACAGCCAAATACTCACGCTGATCAGCGATCACCTGCTGGGCGGTTTGTTGGACACGACGCTGCCGGTGTGGCGTCGCATGGACGACCGCTTCACCGAGGCGTCAGCGATCCCCCCGTACTCGCAGGGGATTCTGCGGGTTCGGCACTCCAACGCAACAGGCAAGGTGGTGGCTTTCGTGCCGCAGCGATATGAAAAGGCATACGGCTAAGAGCTGATGGCTCTGACCGGTGACTGGTCCGTCGATCTGACGGACCTGGAGAACCCGCTTGCCTACATCGAGCGCAAGCTGCGTGAGTCGTTGGAAACGCCTGACATCAGCGACCCGATGGCCGCGTACGTGTACCTGAACACGCGTCGTCAAGCGGTGCGTGAGGCAGCCAAGCAGCGTCCACTGATGCGTTTGTGGGACAAGAACATGCGCTACATCGGCCCGATCACCAAGGAAAAGTCCGTGGTTGTCGAGGAGGTCGCGGCTGATAGCGGTACGGCCACCATTGCGCTGCGTCACGACACGATCCTGACCAATTTCTTGCTGTACGACCGCCGTGCTGAAGAGGACATCCACATCACGGTGGACCCCGATCCACACAACCGTACATGGGAAACTCGGTGGGGCGGCAAGCTCACGGCAGCGTCATCTACGCGCAACAGCGACGGTACGCACACCGTGGAGCTTGAGGCGATCCACAACCGCGAGCACATGAAACATATTCTGGCAGCAGCGAATCCAGTGCTTCCACCTGAGTTTCAGCTCCCGCGCTCGTGGCTGCTTCCGTGGAACCTGCGGACCGCCCTCGGGATCACGATGGGTATCAACCTGTTCCGCCAGTATTTCCCGGTCATGAACATCTGGAGCAACCTGTTCAATCCAGGTGCGTGGCTGGATACGCGGCTGCTCAACGTGACGCCGCTTAACTGGCCGGTGTGCCCGCAGTTCATCAACCCGCTCACGGATCAGTCACGTACGTCGGTTGTTTCGTCCACATGGGACGACATGCACACCATCAGCGGTGGTCCGATGAAAGACGCCGGGGTCATGGCGAAGGCGTACACGTGGCTTCCCGAGGACGCTACGTCACCACACCCAGAGCTGGGCAAGTTGGGCGACGCGTTGGCACGTCCAACCCGCCCGCAGGTAGTCATTGCCTTTGAGGACAAATCAGGTGTTACCGGTTTGACGGGAACCCTGCTCGACGGGCCGATCAACCTCATCGCCGCGACGGCTGACGATCTGATCACCGAAACCATCATCCCGCTGGACCTGAACGACAAAGACAACGACGGCAAGGGCGATCCGTTCTTACGCAAGCTGTTGGGCGCTGCGCCTGCCAAGCCGAAGGTCGTCTTCCGTGAGGGCGAACACACGGGCATCATCAGCGCTAAGCGGACACTAAAAGCCGCTACTGCCAAGACAATCCACACAGGCGGTCGCTCGCCGGGGTGGGTGAACCAGCTCCAAACGTTCGGTATCAAGTTCGGATTGTCGCAGCTCCAGCTTGTGATCACCGAGGGAATGTTTTCCCAACAAGGGCAGGCACCTGTCGGATCAGGCTTGGAGGAGCTGTACCAAGGTCAGCTGGACAATACCGCCCTTGCGTGGCAACGATTTACAGACCCCGCGCGCGTCCTTCTCATGGGGGACTACGGGTTTCTTGAGCACCGAGAACGCGGTAGCGGCTCGGCCTACACCGTGTCGGGCATCCTGGACCTACGTACGGGTCATTTCAAGACACGCGGCGGGACGGCATTCAAGACCGAGGTCATCAACGGACGCCCGTGGAGCCTCTTTGAGCACTTCACGTTGGGCGACCGTCTGGCGTTCCAGCTTGGCAACACGCTGCACGTGGACCAGCTCACCGGGTGGCGCATGTCATACGACGTGTCCACGCCGATCAAGTACGAGCTGAGCCTCGGCGGGGAGTTGGACGACGACGATCCGTTCGCCCGTGGCATGGCAACCCTGGCCGCGTTCTGGAATACCTTTGGCGCGTTCTTGGGCTCGGGATCGCTGTTCTAGCACAAAGGAATACACATCATGGCTGCAACCAAACCCCCAAGCGCACTCGACCGATTCCTGGAAAAGCGCGAGGCTGACACGGCTCGCAAGGCTGAGGCCGAGCAGGCGTTCAAAGAGTTTCTTGAGGACTGCCACTATCCCGTCACCAAGGACGGCGCGACGATGGACGCCTCGTACTTCGGTCCCGTGATCGCGTACCACATGGTGCGCTGCGGGTGGCGACGCGCTGTTGATCCTGTCATCAAGAAGCGCCGCGTGGACGCACCCGGTGTCTTGGAGGACGCCGTGGAATGGGTGCCCCTGGATGCCCCCGATGACCCGCTTGAGGGCATCGAGGACTGGAGCTTCGCACAGATCGCCGCGCTGCCGGAATACCTGAAACGCAAAGCGATTCAGCGCCTTGGCGGCAACGCCGAGGTGGACGACGACCTGCCCGAGATGGGCGAACCCGCGTGGAAAGTCACGCCGAACATCAGCTACAACGCCGAGCCTCCCACGGCGGAACAGCTCACAAACGAACCGAAAGGGTGACACATGACCTCACCTGGTGATACCCCGTACCTGGGGTCAATCCTTGCGCGCATGCACTTCTGGGGCATCGTGTCCGACCTGGACGTGCCCGGCGGCGTGCGTGGAACGTTCGAGTTGGCCGACCAGGATGGTGCGGTCACGTTGGACGCCATCGTTGGTCCTCAGGGACCGGCGGGTGAGAACGCGCCCATCGTCAAGATGCAGTACCGGTCCTCGATTGACGATCCCGCCGACCTGCCCGACAACCTGACCGACGACAACATCGACATCGGCAAGGCGTGGTGGATCGGAAACATCGTCTACATGTGGGACGGCGAGCACTACGTCCAGAAGCAGATGGGTACCCAAGGTCCACCTGGACCGGTCCCGACCATCACCCCCGTCGTGCAACTGCTCGACCCCGACAACCCCGCGCTGGTATCGGAGATCGTCGTCAGTGGCACCGCGCTGAACCCGACGTGGCTGCTGAAGCTGAAAGCGCCGCGTGGGCCGCAGGGCGAGAACGCGACCATTCGCGATGCCACGGACTACGACGATTCGATCCCGCCCGCTGTGGGACAGGTCATCGGGTGGAACGGTTCGGACTTCGCACCGCAGGACTCCAACCTGTTGGTACCGCGCTTTTTCACGATCCCCGAGGCGAACTTCACCAACTTCACCGGCATGGGAACGCGGCACACCATCGGCACCTTTGAGCTGCCGCCGATGCCGTACGACTGCGTACCCATCGTGTTCGGACACTTCAAAGCGACCGGCATTGAGCTGGACGCCGACCCGTTCATCATCGGTTCGGAAGTGCGTGTGGGTGACGCCACGTCGGGCGAGCTGGTAGGGCGCGGGTTCGGCAACGTGTCCGCGTGGTCAACGATCATCCCGCACGCTTCGTGGCCGGGTAGCCCTGACACGTCCATCACCCCCGACAACGCGGTGGGCGTCATCGACGGGTACAGCACGGGCGCGAACGCGACACTGTACGTCAACCTGGTCAACGACGGTTTGACTGGCTTCTACTCGTTCAACAAGAAGGACGCGCAGCTCTGCGTTCTGCTGCTGCCTGTCTCCGCAATCCTTGCACCGTAACGGGATTCATCTATGCCTAGAGCCGTTGACCGCAAAACCCTAGCGATCAGTCATGATCCGAACTACATGCCCGAGTTCTCGCTGCATGAAGCCATGCAACAGGGCGTGGACATGTGGAAGGTGCTGCTTGAGTCCATCAAGGAGCACATCGAGGGTCTGGTCCGTGAGGTCATCTCCAAGCTGCTGGGTATCGCCATCGACCCCGAGCAAGCCCTTGAGGACGCTCTCGCCGCGCTGGCTAACTGGGCTCTGAACATCCCCGGCGCTGAGCTGATCGTCGCGGCGATCACGGGCGTTGCGGGCGGACTGTCGAAGCTGGGCGAGTATTTCGACAACTTCCGCGCGTTCATGAACGGGCTGGACTTCACACAACCCGACTTCAACCCGCTGGACGCCGCGCGTGTGTTCGTCACGAACGTCATTCGTCCGTTCCTGTCAACGATTTTCGCGTGGGTGCGCCCTGAGTGGCTACCGCAGGTGTCGCTGTTCAGCATTGGCGATTCACAACCCAACCTGCTAGCCGAAGGCGACTTCCGCGACCTGATCACGCTCGACGGTGGCGGGCACTACTGGGACGGTACCGATGGCCGAACAGTCAACGGCTGCGCGGCGGTCAACGCTGACGGCGTGGATCACGTCATCGTGTCCAACCCCGTCCCCGTCTCCGAGGAGCAGAAGCTCAACTGCGGCGGTCACGTCAGCCACGCGGGAGCGTACGGAACCGACATTATCGAAATATCGCTCATCACGTATCTGGACAACACCATCGTGTCCACGCACGTGCTGGGCACGCTGTCACCGAGCGGCGACGACACCGACTGGTCGCAATCCATCAGCGGCACCTACACGGTTCCGTCTGGTGTGGACGCCGTGGCGATGCAATTGCGCGTCACCAGCGGCGCTACAGCGGGTGTCGTCAAGTTCGATGACTGCTGGGTGAAAAAGCAACAGCTACTCAAGATTCCGTTCATCGACACCCTGGAGACGGTGCTGTCCACAGCGGCGGCGAAGGTGCAGGACATCATCGACCGAATCATCAACGCGTTCCAAAACTTCGGCGAGTTGATCGACACGGTGCTACCTGTCGGGGGAATCCTGGACGCCATCTTCGGCATCTTTGATACGGGACTCACGGCGAACAACCGCACGCTGGCAATCGAGACGCGTATCAAAGCCCTTGAGAGCGCGGCGAACACCATCATGCTGGACTTCAACGGTCCGTCCGCGAACAGCCCCGGTGCCGAGTTCGCCGAGAAAGCAAGCGGCGGTGGCGCGGGTGACGTTGGCCCCAACGGCAAGGGTGCGGTGGTCTGGAAGCCAAACGGCGCAGGCAACCGCACCAAGCTGTACCGCTACACCGGCTCAGCCCTCAACACCGACGCGTGCGTCTTGGAATGGGTGCTCGCGTCATCACCGCAGAGCTATATCTTCGATGACGCGTTCACATACGTCCTCGCGCGCATGAACGGGTTCACGGACAACGTTCGGGTACGCAGCGGGTTCGACAACATACGCATTCAGGCGACGGTGGCTAGCGCGGTGTCCAACATCGGACCCGCATGGTCGGGGAACCCGAAGGCGGGGGACGCGTTCGCCTGGTACATCGGGGAAAGCGGCGCGGTCAACCTCCGTCACCACGTGCTGACACGCAACGGCGTCACGATTCTCGACTTCAGCGAAACCACAAGCGTGGTAGGCGCATCGAACCGTCACATCGGTTTCGGCATGGAGACGGGCAACCGTCTCGTCATCACTCAGAACATCCCGGCAGGTCTGGGCGTTCTTACCGCAGCGGAGGTGCTGTAATGGCTCTATTCGGTAGCGGCCCCGTGCTTCTCGACACACCCGAGACCATGCTGGCTGCGCTCAAAGAACTCGCAGGCGTTGACGCCTTGCAGTGGCGCGGGCAGATCGACGTGTGGAACGTCGGCGAAGGCGCTGCTCAATGGCGGCTGGAACTGAACAACGATCAGGGACCAGGCGACGGCAACACGGTAAGCGCCGTTCTCGGGGACTACCTGGTGCTCACCTACGGTCGCCTGCTCAAGCTCACTGCCGACGAGGTGTAGCTAGATGGCGTGGTCTGACAGCGCCACGCTGATCGACCTGGAACCCTCGCAGGGCTGGTCCGACGAGGCTGACCTCCCGCAGCGTGAACCCGCGCTCGGATGGACAGGCATCAAGTCGGTGCGCGTACCCACCATGGGCGCGACCGCTGAGCTGACACCACCAACGGGAACGTCCAGCGTCGTCGTCAACGTACCCGGCGCGGGTCTCGGTCCCCTCATCCCGTTCACGATCCCCGGCGTGCTGCAAAGCCGTCCGCAGATGAACGGACACGCGGGACTACCCGTGCCCGACGTTCGCGCCGTGGTGGTAGCGCCTGTGATGGGCGCAGCGGGAGAGCTGTACACACCGACCATCATCAGCGCACCAGACCACACATACGTACCGCCCGTCATGGACGCAACGGGGAACGTGGCGGTGCCGTTCGTCGGCGGCGGTGTCGAGGTGAACGCCACGACATTCGGCGCGTACGTCGCCAAGGACGAGATTCCCTACACCATCCCGTGGGAAATCGGCCTACCAGGATTCCGCGTACCGACCATCAGCTCCACCAACGTCGCAACACCCACTCCGATGACCGCAGCGGGTGATCTGCACACACCGCTGATCACGTCAGGCGTCACCGTTCCGGTCCCACCGATGGCGGTGGACTGTGACGGGCTGACAGCAACACCGAGCGTGTCTACCGAGGTAGACACGGTTCCGCCGATGACCGCAGCGGGTCAACTACACACACCAACCGTCACATCGGGAACGCAGGTGAACCCACCCGCGATGACGGCCACCGTGTCCTGGTACCCGAACACCGTCGCGTCAGGTGCGAACCTCGCGGCGGGTGTGATCCTCGAATCGGACTCGGTGTTGCACACCCCCGTCGTCGCATCCGGCGCAACAGTGGGTGCGCCCGCGATGGGTGCCACCGCTGAGCTTTCCGACCCGCTCCTTGATGTGTCCGCAGCGCCTGCCGTGGAACCATCCGACATGGTGGCCGACGCGGAGATGTTGGTTCCGACCATCCTGGTGGGTCACGGCGTCGCGGCTCCCACGATGACCGCGACCGCAGCGGTTCCCGTCCCGTCCGTGCAAAAGGGCTCACTCATCACGGTGACCGATTTTCCGACCATCCTGGTGGGTCACGGCGTCGCGGCTCCCACGATGACCGCGACCGCAGCGGTTCCCGTCCCGTCCGTGCAAAAGGGCTCACTCATCACGGTGACCGATTCCATGGAACTGGTGGTGACGGGCATTCCGTACGAGGTGCCGTTCATCATCGGACAGCACACCGGGATGCGCGTACCCGATGTCCGCATGTGGACGGACACCGCGCTACCTGACCCGCTGGCCGCAACCGTCGCCATCCCCGTGCCGGTTGTCACTTCCGGTGCGCTGGTGACAGTCCCGATCATGTCCGCAACCGCAGCGTGGTCGGTACCCACTGTCACGTCAGGCGCACGCCCCGTGTCACCGCTCATGAGCGCGTCCGCACCCGACCTGCACGACTCCACGAAGAAACCGCTGCCGATGTCCACTGTGACGCAGGAATACACGACCGCAGGGACATTCACCTACAACATCCCATCGGACGCGTTGTTGATCGACATTGTGCTCCTTGGTGGTGGCGCGTCGGGACAAACGGGCAACGGCGCGAACACCGTTCGTGGTGACGGCGGCAAGGCTGGCACGTGGGCTATGGCGACACTCGAACGCGGTGTGCACATCCCGTGGAACGCATACACCATCAGCGTGACCGTTGGCGCTGGCGGCGCGCAACCCGCCAACTCAGACCACGCGGGACCGAACAACGGCGCAGCGTCCTCCATCACCGTAACGGGATACGGGACTCTCACCGCTGCGGGCGGCACGGGTAAGACGGGCGCACAGAACGGTGAGGGTGGCGGAACCCAAACCCTGAACGGCGTCACCTACACAAGAGGAGCTGGTGGCACCGGTAACGGTGGCGCGGGCACAGCTCCAGGCGGCGGCGGTGCTGGTGGTAACGGCGGAATCTTCGGGTCACGTACACGCGGCGGGGCGGGTGCCGTAGGCCGTGCATGGTTCAGGGCATACCAATGAGAATCGTTGAGACGCTGCGCGTCACGATCCCCGACACCGACGAGATGATCCTCCCGCCAGGCACGGTGGTGGTCGAGATCAACGGAACCACGGCGACGTTGGACGTGGACTACGACTACACCCCGTTCGCCGATCCCGATGGACCAGACCACGTTTTCACCACCGACATCCTCCGCAGCGTGGACGGGGAGCTGGTGGTGGAGCACGGCGTCTCGTGCATCAACTTCGCGAACCCCGTAGAAAGCCGCACAACCACGCGCTTATAGCGCTCATCCCATTCAGCCCGATGCCACAACGGCATTCGGGCATTTCGTCATGGAAAGGCGACGACACAATGGCCGTTACATCCAAGTATTACTCGCTGTTCTTCAAGTCCGCGTTCAACAAGGAGGTGGACCTCGACACCGACACCATCAAGGTGATGCTGTGCACGTCGTCCTACACCCCTAACCAGGACACCCACCAGTACAAGTCCTCCGTCACCAACGAGGTTGTCGGCACTGGCTACACGGCGGGTGGGGCGACCATCTCCGGTGTCGCGGTGTCCTACAACACATCAACCAACGTGCTGTCGTTCGACGGCGGTGACGTGTCCTGGACGGGCGCAACGCTGATCGGTGCTAACGCTCCGCGTTACGCCGTGCTGTACGACGCCAGCCCCGCATCCGACGCAACACGTCCGCTCATCGGCTACGTGGACTTCGGCGACGACTCTTACGCACCAAACGGCGGCACGCTGACCATCGCGTGGAACGCGGCGGGCATCGGCTCCGTCACCGTCGCCTAACCGAAACCCATTGATTCCTAGGAGGTATCCATGCCTGTAAAGGACACGTGGGTCGATGGCGAGAGCTATGACGCTGCCGCCATCAACGCGGTCGGATCGTCCATCAACGATCTGGAGACAGACGTTGCGGGTAAAGCCCCCGCCGCGCACGGACATAGCGCTGCGGACATCACCAGCGGGACGCTCGACATCGCGCGAATCCCCACCGGTACGTCGTCCACCACCGTCACGGTGGGAAACGATTCGCGACTGAGTAACACGCGCACACCGACTGATAACACGGTGTCAACAGCCAAGATTCAAGACGCGGCGGTGAC